CATGAAGCTCATATTCAGGCGCACATGGCAGCTATTCAGAATCCCAAGATTCAGCAGTTGTTACAGATGAACCCACAAGCTCAGGCGATCATGTCCGCAGCTATGGCGCACATTAACGAGCACATGGCGTTTGAATACCGCAAGCAGGTGGAGATGGCCCTTGGTATGCCGTTGCCAGACGAGGAGCAGAACAAGCAGGTTCCTCCAGAAATTGCGGATCAGATCGCCATGATGGTGGCTCAAGCGTCTCAGCAGTTGACTCAGCAAGCGCAGCAAGAAGCCCAGCAACAGCAGGCCCAACAGCAGATGCAAGACCCAATTGTTCAGATGCAGATGCAAGAGTTGCAGATCAAACAGGGCGAGTTGCAGTTGAAACAGCAGAAGCAAGCAATGGAAGCTGCTGCCAAGGCCGATCAGTTGGAGGTCGAGAAATCTCGTATCGACGCGCAGATGCAGATCGCGGCTATGCAAGTTGCAGCAAATGCCGCAGCCGCGAAAGATCGTCTAAACAAACAAATGGAGTTAGATGGCGCTCGACTCGGAGCTGATGTCGCCAAAAACCGAGCGCAGATGGCTATGCAGAACGCGCAACGGGCGGCGCAAAAATCGCCTAGCAAACCTAGGAAGGACTAAGCATGGATTCCAATCGCGTGTTAAAGCACGTTGCAAATGAGATACACAAGCTTGCTGACGAGCAGGTGAATTTTCTTGCCACCGGACGGGTGGCTGAGTTTGCCGAGTATCGGCATGTCTGCGGGGTCATCCGGGGTCTGGCCAACGCAGAACAACTTGTCAGAGACCTTGTGCAAAAAATGGAGACAGACGATGACTGAATTTGACGTTGACGCGGTGGACTTATCGGCCATTCTGAACAAGAGTGACGAAGAGAAAGCCAGACAACTGCCTGATCCTTCTGGTTTTATGTTGCTTACTGTAGTCCCACAGGCTATGGAGGAGTACGCAGAAAGCGAGCTTGGGATTGTTAAGTCAAGCCAAGAGATTTGGAAGGAAGAAATTCTGACCCCGGTCTTATTTGTGGCCAAGATGGGGCCAGAAGCTTATCAAGACAAAACACGGTTCCCCAACGGGCCGCGCTGCAAGATTGGTGACTTTGTCATTGTCCGACCCAATTCAGGTACACGCCTGAAGATTCATGGCCGAGAGTTCCGTCTCATCAATGATGATTCGGTCGAAGCCGTTGTGCAAGATCCGCGCGGAATTACTCGCGCTGCATAAGGAGGAAATATGGCAACAGAATTTGAGGGTACATACGAATTTCCCGACGAGCTAGAAGCCAAGAAAGCTGCTGCTGAAGAGGAAAAGTTTGAGATCGAGATTGAGGACGACACCCCGCCCGAAGATCGTGGTCGTAAACCAATGAAAGAACCTGTTGAGGATGTATCCGACGACGAGTTGGCTACTTACGACGAAAAAGTTCAGAAGCGGATTAAGAAGTTCACCCGTGGTTATCACGATGAGCGACGCGCCAAAGAGCAAGCACTTCGTGAACGTGAGGCCACCGAAGCTTACGCCAAACAGATTCTTGAAGAAAACAAACGACTTCAACAACAGATTTCTAGCGGAAGTAAAGTACTAATTGAGCAGTCCCAGTCAAGCGCACAACTTGAGCTGGAAGCAGCTAAGAAAAAGTACAAAGAAGCCTACGAACAGGCAGATGTTGACGCTCTAACAGAGGCCCAAGCAGAAATTGCTAAGGCCACCCTGCGTATGGATAGAGCCTCCGGTATGAAGCCCATCGAGGTGGAGGAGAAAGAGTACAGACCTGCTGAACCTGAACAACCTAAAGTTAGTCCACGGACTAAACGATGGATGGAAGCCAACAGTGATTGGTGGGGTCAGGATGACGAAATGACAATGACCGCAATGGGTATTGACAGGAAGTTACAAAAAGAGTATGGTCCGGATTACGTAGGTACTGAAGAGTACTTCAAAACCATCGACAAAACGATGCGCAAACGATTTCCTGAACACTTTGAAAGTGATCAGAGCTACGAGGATGATGATCCGCCTCCTAAGAAAAGGACATCAGAACCGGTTGACGAGGACTATGAACCCCCGCGCCGTGCAACAAAAATCACTTCTCCTGTGGCTCCGGCTACACGGAGTACTCCGCCAAACCGTATTCGGTTAAAAGCATCAGAAGCCGCGCAAGCGCGTCGACTTGGGGTGCCAATTGAAGAATATGCAAGACAGGCTGCTTTACTTAGAAGGAATGGATGATGGAAGATACAAAAATGGATAGAGCGCAAAACCGCGCGCCCCGTGCTCAGGAAACCCGTGCAGTGTCTCAAAGACCTGCAACATGGCGTAGGCCTGAAGCTCTTCCGTCACCAGATGACCGGCCCGGTTGGAAACATCGCTGGATTCGTATCAGCATGATGGGTTCCGCCGATCCGAAAAACATTTCTTCAAGTTTACGTGAGGGGTACGAACCCTGCAAAGCAGAGGAATACCCCGAGATGATGATGCACGAAACCACGGAAGGTCGCTTTAAGGGCGGCATTGAAGTGGGAGGGTTGTTGTTATGCCGCATCCCAGAAGAGTTTTTGGTTCAAAAGGCGCAGTATTTTGCTGCTGAGAACAAAGCTCAGATGGACGCAGTGGACAACAGTTATTTGCGAGATAGCGATCCACGGATGTCGAAATTCTCAGAAAAATCGACAAAAGTGACGTTCGGTCCCGGTTCTTAAATTTTCAAGGAGTTTTTAAATGGCATATCCAATCATTGATGCCCCATATGGGTTCAAACCCATTAATCTGATTGGTGGTCAAGTTTTTGCTGGTTCAACACGGAACATTCCAATCCAGTACAACTTCGGCACCAATATTTTCTACGGCGATATCGTAGGTCAATCGCGTGGTTTCATTACACGTTCAATCGTTACTACTGGCGCAAGCGCCATTACCGGCTCTGCTGGTAACGGTACGATTGGTGTGTTCTTGGGCTGCACGTTTACCAACCCTACCACCAAACAAAAGCAGTTCTCTCAATTCTGGCCCGCAAACACCTTGGCTGGTGACGCAGTTGCTATCGTGACTGATGATCCTGACACCTTGTTCCGTGTGGCTGCTGTTACTGCCGCTGGTGGTACAACAATTGGCTCGATTGCTCGTTCTGATGTCGGTATGAACTGTGAAGGTTCTAACTTGGCTGGTAACGTCAACACTGGTAACTCTTCCAACGGTATCGTTGCAGCAACCGCTGCAAACACTTCAACCTTGCCAATCCGCATCGTTGACTTGGTTCCCGATACAGCAATTGTTGCTACTGCAACATTGTCCAGCGGTGGCGGCACTACCAGCTTGGTGTGTACCGGTTTGAGCCGTACATTGCCTTTGGGTACTGACGTTGCTTATTTGGCCGCTAACGGTCAAGTCATTGGTACAGGCTCACGTGTTTCAGCTGCTGTTACAGGCACTGGCTCACAAACAGTTTCTATCAACGCTCAAGCCGCGACAGTTAACTCCCCGACTGGTACTGCCTCTACAGGTATTACCATCCCAGCAAACAGCACTATGGTGTTCACCATTTACCAAGAAGCAATTGTAAAATTCAACTTCGGTATCCATGAATACTATAGCAACACTAACCAATCGGTTAGCGTTTAATAAAGGAGTAACTTAAATGGCTATTTCACGCGCACAACTATTGAAAGAACTCCTGCCCGGCTTGAATGCTTTGTTTGGTTTGGAATACGCTCGTTACGGTGAGCAACATAAAGAAATTTATGAAACCGAAACTTCTGAGCGTTCGTTCGAAGAAGAAACCAAGCTGTCTGGCTTCTCTGCTGCACCAGTCAAAAACGAAGGTTCCGCCATCGCTTATGACAATGCTCAAGAGGCATGGACAACCCGCTACAACCACGAAACCATTGCTTTGGGTTTCTCAATCACTGAAGAAGCGATTGAAGATAACTTGTACGACAGCTTGTCTGCTCGCTACACCAAAGGTCTGGCCCGTGCTATGGCTTACACCAAGCAGGTTAAAGGCGCTGCTACTTTGAACAACGGTTTCTCTGCCGCTTATCCCGGTGGCGACGGCGTTGCACTGTTCAGCACTGCTCACCCATTGGTTTCTGGTGGCGTTAACTCCAACACTCCTGCAACTCAAGCCGACTTGAACGAGACTTCCTTGGAAGCCGCCGTTATTCAAATCGCTGCTTGGACCGATGAGCGTGGTTTGTTGATCGCTGCTAAACCCAAGAAGTTGATTATTCCTCCCGCATTGCAATTCGTGGCTACCCGCCTGTTGGAAACCGAACTCCGCGTCGGTACTAACAACAACGACATCAATGCGATCAAGAATAACGGTGCAATCCCTGACGGTTACACCATCAACAACTTCTTGACAGACACCAACGCTTGGTTCTTGACTACTGACGTGCCTAACGGTCTGAAGCACTTCGTTCGTACTCCGCTGTCTAACAGCATGGACGGCGACTTCGACACCGGTAACGTCCGTTACAAGGCTCGTGAGCGTTACAGCTTCGGCTGGTCTGATCCTTTGGGCGTTTTCGGTTCATCCGGTTCGTTCTGATGAGAGAGGGGCCCTTGTGGCCCCTTTTCTTTTGGTGTATATTTGAACCATCTGGGTGATCCGCCTTACCGCCACTGCCCCAGCAGACGATGCAACGATTGGTAAGGTACTTTTGCATAAGGACTTTTGTCATGGCACGTTCCACATTTGATGGCCCGATTCTCTCGGGCGATAACCGTTTTGGCCCTTTCCGTAACGTAGGTTACGCAGACTTGGTTCAAAGCGTTGGCTTAAACATTGCAAACACTACTGCAAACACTGCCAACTATGGCGGTGCCTCTGCTGGTGTGTTTGTTAAATCAAACGGCATTCCTAACGGTCAAGCCACGGTTTTTACACCTAGCTCTACCAACCCGGTTTCTGTCGCTTCGACTGTTCCTGCTGATAGCGCAACCGTGTATCGTGGCGCTGTGATGTACATCCCCACAGGCAGCAAGATCGTTGACATCTTTGTTGACATCGGTGTGGTCACGACTTTCACCAGCGGTTCATTGACTTCTGTTCAAGTAAACGTTAGCAATGACTATGTTGCTGCTGCTGGCACTTGCACATACGCACAAACTGCTGTGTTGACTTCCCCCGCTGTTGGCCGTCAGTCATTCAACACGTTTACAGCAACTCAGTTGGCTAACCAACAAGCCACTTCTACCGACATTGTGGGTGTGAACGGTAGCCAAGCGCTGTCGCAAATTGTGTTCACCGTTGCCTCCATCAATGGCACAAACGTGGCAATCACCGGCGGCACTTATTATTTCACTCTGCGTTACGTCCAGCCTGATGGCAACATTGGTACAACTACCACTTACCCATTTGGCAACTTCGACTAATTGAGTAACGGG